GCAAGCGTTCGAGGGTGTGCCTGACCCGTTCGGCCAGTGTGCCGGGAACAGGGATTTTCAGGGGTTTGAGGGGGGTTTCGGTCATGGGTGGGGGTGTCCTATGGGTTAGGGTCAAAAAATGCCCCTGAACGCTAATTCAGGGGCTGGGGGGGATTACAGGTCAAGGAATCGTTCAATCAAGGGGATCGCCACGGCCACGGCCACGGCGATCAGTAGGGCGGTTATCAATCGGGCTTCTCCCCCAATGATTTGCGGATCATGCGAATCATGAAGGCCATTGTTTTGGGCTTATAAACCCCGTCTTCGTCCTTCCAGTCTTCAAAGAATGGGAGGCACTGATAAAGCGTGTCCCTCATGTTTTCGAGTTGATCCGCTTGGACACTGTTCAAGTGTTCAGCATCGGACAATCGGGCATACAGTGCAGCTACCCCTGTAAAGCCCTCAGCATGGGCGATGCGTTCAGCTTCGGAGGGGTCGAGTTTGGACAGGTCAATCATGGTTCAATTCCTCAATGGTTTCCACGTCATAAACCTCACCCTCACCCTCACGGGCTTGGGTTACATCGAACAAGTCGAGGGCTGTTGCCGCCGCTTCGACTTCATCCACGGCATCCACTTCGATGGTTTGCCAGTAAGACATAACGACTTGCACTTTAAATTTGTTCATGGTGGGTTCTCCTTAAAAAGCCAAATAGACGAAACCAGTGGCAGTCTCGCCCACCAGTGTGGTGTTGTCGTTCAGGTGGTCACGCACGGCTTCGGTGCACTGTTCTTCGTAATCATCGTCTTCCGGGTCAAGGTCTGAAAGATCAATCGAGTAGTTACGGGCGATTTCTTCGGCGGTGTCTTCGGTGTACTCGCAGCAGATGGCGATAACGTCAAGTTCGATTTCTTGGCCGGTTTCTTCTTCGTACGACTCGAAATAGTCGAACAACAGGCCCAGCGCCTCATAGCTGAATTGATCTTTACGGCCAGCGTCAACAAAGGCACGTTCGAATTGGTAACGGTTGATTGTGGTTTTCATGATGTTGATCCTTTAACGGGTTACGGGTTACATGGTGGCGAGATGCACACCCCAAAGCCCACAGAGGGCTTTAGGCTGGGTTATCAGGCTTCGCACAATTTGGCGATATTTGCGCGGGCTTCGCTGACTGCGTTCTCCACCATATCGGCGTAATAGTCTGAGGCCTCTACAAACTGGTTGTATGAGTCATAGCAGCAGCCGCCGAGATAGTCAGTACCCAACTCAATGCCATTTTTGAAGGCTTGGACACGGGCAACGAAGTAAACAAGGTCACCACGTTCAATGCGGTCGAGTGTGTCCTGTTTGTCGGCTTCGTCTTCAAAATCCCAATCGGGTTCAACGTGCTCAGGGGTTACGCTGAAAACAATGTCAAAACCGGCGGCAGTCGAGGTGTGAATAGTTTCGTACATGATTGAGTCCTTACAGTGGTTACGAAAAGAAAACAGAGGGGATGGGCTTGTTGAAGTTTTGCAAAGCTTTACAGGCTTTGTCGTAATGCTTCCTGCACGCTTCGATGGCTTGGGCTTCGGTCTTGAATTTGCCAATCTTGACCAAGGGGAAATCATCTCCCTTATTCAATACGGCACTGCCTTGGGCTGTGTGGTAGGTGTAATGCGGTTTCATGGTCTACCCCTTATCAATAGAACAAAGCATCAAGCGAGTGCAGCACAAGGGCGCACAGTGCCAAGCCGATAAGCACGGCGGTGAATATGTCGAGGATGGTTTCACGGGTCATGGAGTCGAGTCCTTACAGTGGGGAATAGTTGCCAGCATCGTATGCGGCCAAAACGGATTGGCCAATTTGATCGGAGGCAAAGGCGATTGATTGGACACGGCCCGAGATGTGGCGTGATGCGTCAATGAATGTTGCAGTAAAGTCAACAATCCCCCATTCATCAGCAGTTTGATCGGTGACTGTAATTTGCAGCACTTGGGGTGCGTCATAGGTGCGGCCAGTGGTGTATTCGATTTGCATGGTGTGCCTCTTACTTGGTTACGGGTTACTGTCTGCAAGGTTTCCCCTGCCCCCTAAGGGATCTTCAGTATAACCCATTGGGTCTGATTGTCAATAGGTGCACTGAAAAAAGTTTCTAGGTGCTTTCCCTAACCCAATGGGTATGCACTTTTATCAGTGGTGACAACTTGCCCTTTTATCTCAGGGGGTAGATTCTGGAGATTCTGAAATTCTAGTGCTTTAAAAAAAGTCTCTTATTTTCGCCTTGCCTGCGCGAAAGGTGAAACTGTCACCACTGCCCCCAAATCGTCTTGTTTTGCCCCATTGGGTCATGACTTTGGGGAATTCCCCGACCCGTTGGGTCATGACTTCCGACCCGTTGGGTTTGTCCATTGACCCATTGGGTTGACCCCCTGAACCCCCGACCCGTTGGGTTGTTTGCCCCATTGGGTAGCGGTTCCCATTGGGTGACTGGTGCGTCAGGGTGCAGACCCACTGGGTGCAGGGGTGCATTTGAATCCGGGGGGAGGGGGTAGGGCCGAGCGCCCGGTGGTCACGGCTACGTAGGCATCACAGAAACTGTGAAAATTTTTTCAAAAAGTAGAAACCCAATGGGTAAATGCTTCTACGAACCATTGACCCCAGTGGGTTCTCTAGACACCATGAACATACCGTAGTACACTGAGGACACTATGAAACAAGAGAACACCTCGTTCGTAGGCACGGCTGTCGCCAGTGAAAACCAACTGCCAAACTGGCTGACCGTGCCTGACCCAGAACCCCTCAGAACATCGAAGGCGGCGAAAGCGTTGCTGCATGTCGAATATGAGCAGATTTTTGAGCGGGTCGTGGAGGACATTTACCGTGGCCGGTCCCTGCAATCGCTGATTGAGGATGACCACAGGGCCATCTCGTATGAGGACTTCCTGCGCTGGGTCAAACGTGACCCCGTTCGCCACGAACGGTTCAAGGAAGCGCAGGAGATGCGTACCGAGTTCTTGGCCGGGGAGATACTAGAGATTGCCGATGGGGTTGAGTCGGTGGACCCCCACTCGAACGATACGGTAAACCGTGACAAGTTGCGCATCGACACGCGCAAGTGGCTCATGGGTGCGCACAACCGCAAACGCTACGGCGAGACGAAACAAATTGAACTGGGTGGCACCATATCCATCACTGAGGCGCTGGCACAGGCTCAAGCCCGGGTGATCGAGGGTGAGGTACTGGATGTGTCGGACGTGACACCAAGACTGGAGAACTGATGCAGAAGCCCCGGTACAGCCCAGAAGATGAGCAGACACTCATGGCCCAGCTTTGGAGTCCGTCTATCAAGGACGACCCCGAGGCGTTTGTGCTCTTTGCGTTTCCTTGGGGGCAGAAGAACACGCCACTCGAACACTTCAAAGCCCCTCGTGCGTGGCAGAGGAGGACGCTGCGCAGGATACGGGACTTCATCAAGGAGAACCGGGGCAAGCTGAGTAACGAGGAGTTGATCGACGCCATGCGCAGGGCCATCAGTTCTGGCCGAGGCGTGGGTAAGTCAGCACTGGTTAGCTGGTTGATCCTGTGGATGCTGTCGACCCGGATAGGTAGCTCCGTCATCGTGTCGGCCAACAGCGAGAACCAGTTGCGCAAGGTGACGTGGGGTGAGTTGACCAAGTGGGTCACCATGAGCCTGAACGCGCACTGGTGGGAACCCACGGCTACGAGCCTGAACCCTGCGCAGTGGTTGACCGAGTTGGTCGAGCGTGACCTGCGTAAAGGCACCCGGTACTGGGGGGCCGAGGGTAAGCTGTGGTCCGAGGAGAACCCAGACGCCTATGCCGGTGTCCACAACATGGACGGCATGATGGTGATCTTCGACGAGGCCAGCGGTATCCCCGACAGCATCTGGTCCGTGGCTGCGGGCTTCTTTACCGAGAACATCTTGGACCGGTACTGGCTGGCGTTCAGCAACGGTCGACGCAACACCGGGTACTTCTACGAGGCCGTGGACGGCAGCAAGCGGGAGTTCTGGGAGAGCGAGAAGATCGACGCCCGCACAGTCGAGGGCACCGACAAGAGCATCTACCAGCAGATCATCAACGAGTACGGTGAGGACAGCGATGAGGCGCGGGTCGAGGTCTACGGCGATTTCCCCAAGTCCGGCCAAGACCAGTTCATCGCACCGCACAGCGTGGATGACGCCATGAAGCGGCCACAGTACAAAGATATGACTGCACCCATCG